ATGAAGATGAAGATGAAGAGAGCGACGACAGCAGCGACGATGACAACAGCATCGATCCAGAGCTGGCTCGCGAGAAGTTTGGCGAACTGCGTGCCCAGTACGAAGTTACCCGCGACACCATCAAAGCGAAAGGCCGCAGCCATGCCGCCGCTCAGGAAGAGATCCTCAAGCTCTCTGATGTGTTCAAGCAGTTCCGTCTGGTGCCAAAGCAGTTTGACTACCTGGTAAACAGCATGCGCGTCATGATGGACCGCGTACGTACCCAGGAACGCATCATCATGAAGATGTGCGTTGAGCAGTGCAAAATGCCGAAGAAGAACTTCATCACTCTCTTCACCGGTAACGAAACCAGCGAGACCTGGTTCAATGCTGCGCTGGCAATGAACAAGCCGTGGTCTGAGAAGCTGCAGGACGTGGCTGAAGACGTGCATCGTGGCCTGCAGAAGCTGCAGCAGATTGAAGAAGAGACCGGCCTGACCATCGAGCAGGTTAAAGACATCAACCGTCGCATGTCTATCGGCGAAGCGAAAGCCCGCCGTGCGAAGAAAGAGATGGTGGAAGCGAACCTGCGTCTGGTTATCTCTATTGCTAAGAAGTACACCAACCGCGGCCTGCAGTTCCTCGACCTGATTCAGGAAGGCAACATCGGCCTGATGAAAGCGGTTGATAAGTTTGAATACCGTCGTGGTTATAAGTTCTCGACCTATGCTACCTGGTGGATCCGTCAGGCGATCACCCGCTCTATCGCGGACCAGGCGCGTACCATCCGTATCCCGGTGCATATGATTGAGACCATCAACAAGCTCAACCGTATCTCCCGTCAGATGCTGCAGGAGATGGGCCGCGAGCCGACGCCGGAAGAGCTGGCCGAGCGCATGCTGATGCCGGAAGATAAGATCCGCAAGGTGCTGAAAATCGCTAAAGAGCCGATCTCTATGGAGACGCCGATTGGTGATGATGAAGATTCGCATCTGGGTGATTTCATCGAGGATACCACCCTCGAGCTGCCGCTGGACTCTGCCACCACCGAGAGCCTGCGTGCCGCAACGCACGACGTGCTGGCTGGCCTGACTGCCCGTGAAGCGAAAGTGCTGCGTATGCGTTTTGGTATCGATATGAACACTGACCACACTCTGGAAGAGGTAGGTAAGCAGTTCGACGTTACCCGTGAACGTATCCGTCAGATCGAAGCGAAAGCGCTGCGTAAGCTGCGCCACCCGAGCCGCTCTGAAGTGCTGCGTAGCTTCCTCGACGATTAATCGCTACCGCGAAAAAAAAGCCCTCCTCGGAGGGCTTTTTTATTGACCGCGGAATAGCATGCACATTATTGGCATGTGGCACATGTAGGCCTGATAAGCGTAGCGCCATCAGGCGTAATGCCGTTCTGCCGGGTGGCGCTGCGCTTACCCGGCCTACAACCCCCTTGTTATTAATGCCTGGTCTAACTCCCGGTAAGCCTCCACCAGCTTATCCAGCGTTGCGCGGTTTAACCCGCTGGGGTTCGGCAGGACCCATACCTCGGTAGCCCCGATGGTAATCTGTTGTTTCCCCCATGCCACACCGCGTTGGCTAAACGCCTGCTCAAAGGCCTGCTTGCCGAGGATCGCCAGCGCGTCCGGCTGGTAGTCCTCAATTTTCTTGATCAGATCCCGTCCGCCCGTGCGCAGCTCGTGCAGCGCCACTTCGCTGGCCTGCACCGTCGGGCGCTCTACCAGCATGGTGATGCCGCAGCGCGTATCCAGCAGCCGCTGCTCCTCTTCCGGCTTCAGCTGCTGCTCCGTGAAGCCCGCCTGGTGGATCACTTTCCAGAAGCGATTACCGGGGTGCGCGAAGTGGTACCCTGTATGTGCCGACGATTTGCCTGGATTGATGCCGCAAAACACCACCCGCAGGCCCGGCGCGAGAATATCGTTTATCATCATTGCTCCAGGTGAGTTGTTCAAAATGTAGGTATAACGGGTTGATTATAGGTTGTTTATAAAAGCACCATGCACACCCGAATGACTGGATTGCAGCCACCAGTTACATTATAATCCCTCGCCACGGCCCCTTAGCTCAGTGGTTAGAGCAGGCGACTCATAATCGCTTGGTCGCTGGTTCAAACCCAGCAGGGGCCACCAAATTTTAGCTTTAAAATCATATAATTAAGCCACCTTTAGAAGGTGGCTTTTTGTTTTCTAAATCGCCATTGGCAGCAAAATGGCAGCAGATTTTTTTAAGGGTGCGCCCTTCTGTTTATCAACATCAATTTTTTGCCATAAAAAAACCCGCTTTTTAGCGGGCTTAGTTTAAAAGTTCATGTGTGATTGGCCGCCTTTATCGGGATGCGGCGGAGCAGAGCTTATCTTATTGGGGTTGCTAACGGTTCTAACAAATGTCTCATGGGTTACGAACGTATGGCTGCATTCTAGATTTTGGCACTGAATGTATCTTTCTTTCGTAGTAGTCGAAATTTGAAAGCTACTGCGCGTATGCCCTGCACTTCCGCAAAGCGGGCAAATCATCATTTCCATACCCTCAAAAATCACATATTGGAAATAATGATACAGGATTAATCCAATTTGTGAAAACGTCATTCCATATCGAGATCGGAAATTTTTACTTCCAGCTCCAGTGAGGTTGTGAAGCCTGCTTCGCTGATAGTGTTGGTAACCGTTGTAATCGTCCAGTCCGCCTCGTCTATTGGCCCCTTAAACCCGTTTACCTTAACCGGCAGCTCCGGGAATAAATCTCCGCGCCCCTTCGCCAGGGTGATTGAAAATGTTGCCGCCCCGCGCTGTATGCGCTCCCATGTCATTTTGGCGGCTCGTTCGGCATTGGCTTTGTTGGCATAGGTACGGCTCAAAACCTTAACGTTTTCATCGGTGCCGATCAGATATTCACCCTGTTTCGGCTCAGGAGTTTTTGTAGGTTTAGCAGCTGCTTTCCGACGGCGGCGGCGCTTAACCTTAACCTCCTGCTTCTTTTTCGGCTCTTTGGTATGCAGCCAGCTGGCAACCACGCCCGTATAGGCTCCGCGATCGGCCATGCTGAACCGGTGGCCATCACCACTTGAACGAGTAATCGTCATAACAGGCAGCGGCTTGCCGCTGGCCGTCACGCCCTGGCCCTGGCGGATAAACATGAGGTTTCCGTTTTTAACTGACGCAATAGCGCCATACTGTCGCGCCAGCCTCATCAGAAACGAACCGTCAGACTCATTGGTCTGATCGATATGGTCCACCGGCTGTGTTGCCATATCGTCACTAATCGCCTGCTGCAGTTTATGCCTGGCGGCCATCTCGCTGATAACTGCCCCGACCGTGGTGTTATGCCATGATTTTTCCCGCTTAATGTTCAAAGTGTTGCGGAAATCGGCCGACCGCGCTCTGATGGTAAGTCTGTCCGGTGCGCCTGAGTGCTCAATTTCGTCTACCGTAAATTTCCCCTTCACAAACAGCGGCTCACCCTGCCAGCCGATCGCCAGAGACAGCACCGCGCCACGGCGGGGTAATTCCAGCAGTCCGTCTGCGTCGTCCAGCTCCAGATCCAGCTGGTCAGCCTCAAACCCCCTGTTGTCCGTGTGCATCAGCGATATCAGCCGGGATTCAATTGTGGTTGTTATATCCCTGCTTTCCAGCGTGACTCGGTACGTCGGGATTAGTGCCGCTCCAAAACCCATCATGACAGTAATCCCCCGGCCATAGATATGGCCGAATCTTTGAGCTGGGTGAGCTGGCCTGACAGATCGCCCATCATTTCAGTAAGTGACTCATCCACCCTTTTCAGGGTGATCGTGAACTCAATCTGTCGCGCTGCGCCATCGCTGAAAAACTCGCGTTTAGTCTCGCTGATGCTCTCTATCACAAACATGCCGTAAATCGTGCCGCTACCCTCAATCAGCGGCCATGCCTTGCCCGTCTCCGCCATCTGGTCCAGCGCCAGCATTGATATCCTGCCGCCAGTGATGGCGGGCATCAGCGTGCCGTTTAACGTGATTGTGTCCGTATCAGGGCCAACAAACTGCAGCACTGGCCGGGCGTTAACCCGGCTGTTACTGGCATGACGCCACTGGCGCTGCAGCTGCAGCTCCTGATACGGGACTGTTTTTAGCGCGAAAACAAAAAGACCCAGCACCATCATCATTCGAAGTCTCCCCTGTCAGAAAAGTTACTGCGCGTGCGGGCGCTGGCCCGGCGCTCCCGCTCATCAAGCTGGCGAGCCACCTCGCGAGCTATGTCGGCTGCGCTTTGCCCTGGCTGTGCGTAGATGCTGATCGGCGCGTGAATACTGACGGGCTGAGCGACCACAGACGCAGATGCACGTCGCGGCATTTCCTTCCTGTATTCCACCGCTGGAAGGCTGAACGGATGCAACGGTTTCGGCGTAGCTGCTGCAGTTGGCTGAGAAACGCTGCTGAATGCGAACGCAGCTGCAGCTGCCAGCGCAGCTGTGCGGCGGCGGCTGGTTATACTGACCGGACCGTTGATGATTTCAGGACCATTTTCACCCACCACGCCCCACTGGCCGCGTGGGATCACACCTCCGTTATCATGGAATCCAGCAAAGCCCGGCATACCGTAACCCATGTATGGCGAGCCGCCCGGAGGCAGCGCAACCCGGCCATCGCTGCTTACCGTAGCTGGCTGTTGTCGGGTGATCTGCTCAGGCAGCTTCGCTTTCGCTGCCTCACTGCTGACTATCCCCAGCTTCTCCAGCAACCATGACACGCCAGATTTCAGCGTCTCCAGCGGGTGCATAACCATATTCAGGCCGTCGGCCAGCGCCTCACCAAATTGCCGCCCCATTCCCGCTGCACTCTGCAACTCCTGCGAGGTCGATTTCACCGGCGTCAGCAAGTCAGTAAACCAGCCCCACAGCGCCTGCACCTTATCGCCTATCCACTGGAATACTGGCTGCAGCGGTTCAAATGCGGCAGCGATCGGGGCAGATGCCGCTTTGAAGCCTTCAACCACACCACCCAGAAACGCCTTAATCGGCTCCCAGTATTTCCAGACTACCAGCGCCACACCGGCCAGCGCGGCCACAACCAACCCGATCGGGCTTAACAGCACGGTCAGCGCCCCGGAAATAAACATCAGCCCGGTGCGAAGCAGTGCAATCGGGGACATAACCAGCCACCGCAGCACGCCACCGGCACCACGAACAGAGGCCAGCAACGGCGCGAATGCCATCGCGGCCAGCCCGCGCAACTGCGTACCGAGTGCGCGAATAGCTACCATTGGGTTACGGACCGATGCAACCAAGGCTTCACCCGCCTGCTGCGCGTGCTCCTTGATTTTCCCCATTGCACCGTCCGTGAAGGCATCAAGTAAGCCTTTATCCTCGTCATCGCCACCGAAAGAGCCGAGAGCATTACGGATTTTATCCAGCCAGCTAACAGCCTCTCCCGCTTCTCCACCTGAAAACAGCCCGAACAGCTTCTGGAATCCAGCACCTGATATATTCAGCCCCGGCCCCAACGAGGTGAAAACTTTGCCCAGCCCTCCCAGCAATGGACTTAAACGGGCAAGCCCCCGCGTTGATAACATGCTGGCACCGAAGCGAAGCAGCGCCAGCGGCCCCAGCACGGCAGCAAGCGCAATCGCCAGCGTGCCAAGTGCGACCGTCACGGCGGCAACAACAGCGGCAACCTTCATCATTCTGCCTGCCAGCTCCGGGTTAGCCTCAACCCAGCGGCGAATGCCGCCTGTAACCTGCTTGATGTAACCCATGATTTCCATCAGTGGCCCACGCAGCGTTTCACCAAGCCCGCTCATGACGTTTGCTGTTCCGGCTTTAACGAGCATCCACTGCGCAGACAGTGAATCTT